ATCGGGAAATGGGAGAGCATGGAGGTGACCGAAAGTAAGCAGCTTGAAGGCGTCGCACAGTACTACGTTGGGAGAGGTAACGAAGAGGCCGACTGGGGCTTCCATCTGGCCCAGGAGGGGATGGCAGCTTTCAGCGTTGGGTTCTTGCCGGACATGGCGAAAGCCAAGGTGCTAGAGGGCGGGGGCGACGACACCTGGAATCGGAATTTTGAGTTCAATGGGCAGGAACTTTTAGAGGTATCTCACGTAACGATCCCGAGCAACCCCGAGGCGCTCCAGGCCATTAAAGGGCTAGGGTCAAAACTGCACCCAGTCCTGACGGAGCTACTAGATGACGTGCTGGAGGGCATGGGAGAAGGGCAACGGGCTCTTGAGATAGCCGCCTTGTGTTCCGGCCACGACCATGCCCTGGATGGGTGCGAGGCCACAATCGAATTGGCCGACCAGATTTACGATTATCACGAAGATGTAACGGGCCTATTTAAGCGCCACATTGAAGAATTTCACCAGCCGATCAACTATCAGGCTCTGCTAGGCGACGCAATGAGACGACATTTGGAGGAGAAATAATGGCAAGGGCAGTACCAAATAATCCGGAAGACCTCGGTGATGTCCTACGCGACCCAAAGCGTATGGCAGAACTCTTGGAGGAGCCCGCCAACCTAGAAACCTTTATGGTCGACTACGCGGAAGCCTTCCAGAAGGCCGATGTCGATAAGGTTCAGTCGGAGGTCAAACACCAGACCACCGAAGCTCTAGAGGACATGTATCAGGCCAACGAAGTACCCGCCTCACTGCGGCGGCAACGGGTTCCGATGAGCCCAGAGTCCAGCAATGGCCACCACGGCTCTAAGGCGATGTACAACCACCTCGGTGCCGACCGGCAGGCGTTGCGGCAAATTGCTGCCACTGGTCAGGGGCCGTCGGTAGATATCGGCCACGGCTTTGACGGCCTCGGCGACTTTGCGAAGGCGGCACTGCTATCGATCGCACGGAGAGTCGACGACCCTCGCCTTAAAAACCTCTCAGAGGCCATCCCTAGCGACGGCGGTATCCTGGTGCCGGAGGAGTACCGGGCAGAGCTACTCATGCTCGCGTTGGAGACGGCAGTCATTCGGCCACGCGCCAGGGTCATCCCGATGGGAGCCCCATCGCTTCGGTTCCCGGCAATTAAGGACACATCACATGCCACGAACGTGTTCGGTGGTGTGAGCGGCTCCTGGATTGCCGAAGCAGGAACGGTATCTTCCACGACCAACCAGCCGTCATTCTCGGCAGTCCGATTGGTCGCCAACAAGCTTTCCGGCTACACGGTAGCCTCCAACGAGCTACTAGGGGACTCGGTCATCGCGCTAGAGAGCCTGATCACGACCCTATTCCCGCAGGCGCTGTCGTACTTTGAGGACGATGCTTTCTTCTCCGGTACTGGTGCCGGACAACCGATGGGCATCCTAAACGCGGACGCGCTGGTAACGGTGGCGAAAGAAGGCGGGCAATCGGCTACCACAATCGTCTGGGAAAACATACTTAATATGTATTCCCGGATGCTCCCGCAGTCCCACGGTAGCGCCGTCTGGATCGCCCACCAGGACACGTTCCCGCAGCTAGCCTCGATGAGTCTGACGGTCGGTGCCGCAGGTAGCGCGGTCTGGCTCAACAACGGCGCGGCTGGCCCCCCAATGACCATACTCGGGCGACCGGTCATATTCACGGAGAAATGCGAGACCCTGGGAAGCGCCGGGGACATCTATTACTGCGACCTGAGCTACTACCTAATCGGAGACCGACAGGCGCTCACAATGGCGGCCTCGGAGCATGTTAATTTCACCACCGACGAAATCGTCTGGAAATTCGTACAGCGCGTGGATGGCCGGCCCTGGGTCGTGTCTGCGCTCACTCCGCGCAACGGTAGCAGCACAATCAGCCCATTCGTCAATCTAGCCGTCCGAGCCTAACTGGCTCAGATAAAGGAGAACAAAATGCCGAAAGCTATGCTCGGTGACTACATCGATCTGGTAGAGGGCTTCCCCGTCGTAGACCTAGATACAGCCGGAGCCTCAGCCGACTACATAAACATGAAGGACGTTGAGACGCTTATGGTGGTGTTTGCCTCCGGTGTCGGGACAGCGGGCCAAGACCCTGTCCTCGACTTCGAACAGGCGTCGGATAACTCTGGGACGGGGAACAAGGCGCTTTCGCTGCCGACCACGTCCAGTACCAGAGTTTGGAAAAAGCAGGCCGCGACCTCGCTCGCCAGCACTACCCAATGGACGGACGGCTCAGGCGATGTCTCTACAGCGGCGCTTACCAACGCCACGGGGGCGGAGCAGAGTTGCCTGTGGGCCGTCGAGATATTCCCTTCCGACCTCGACGTGGCGAACGCCTTTGATCACGTTAGGGTCACAATCGACGACGACATGTCCAATACCCAGCCTGGATATCTGCTCTACATCATCAAACCGCTTTATCCGAGTGCGCCCGATTCAACGGTCAGTTATCTCTAGATAGGAGGCCAGCACAGCGATGGTTACTCAGATAAAAGAGTTGCCCGGTGGGCTCGGCGAAGCCCACGCCTGTCTCTACTGCGGCAAGCTCTATCCGATTCGCGATTACGAGAAGGACACGCCACTCGACACGCCGAGCCAGTGTCGGCGGTGCGGCTCCCCGATGGATGAGGCGGCAGCCCGGAAGTTTGCCGACTCACAGGCCATTGAGCATCAACAGAGCTGGCCTCACCTACGGGCAAGGGCGTCGGAATAATGCCTGTCTGTCGCTGGTGCCGTCGTCTGAGCGGGACGCCCTGTGCCGTAGTGTGGCACTCGACGCGTGATCTATCCCGTCCACCGTGGGACAAGCAGCTTAAGGGGCCGACGATCAGAAAGTAGCTTGCGGAATCCGGGGTCGAGAGACCCCCAGAAGAAGGAGCTAGGCGATGGCAAATGTGATCGGACAACGTGTCAACGGCAACATTGTGTACGTTGATCGAGGCTCGCACCTCAAGCGAGTCGTCGGTGGAGTCGGGCCGGATATTATCCATTACGAGTTCCTGCCCTGGATTCACAATATCCAGGACGAGAACGCTACCGGGACTGACCCTGAAGGATTTCACGTGACTGTCGTGGAGGCAGGAACCGGAACGTCTGAAGTCGACCAATCCAACTCCATTGGTGTACTCGCTCAGATCGTTACGGCGGCGAACGAAAATGATGGCCTAAACCTCCAGCTCGTCGGCCCGCATTTTGAGTTCACCAGCAACCAGGGTCTGGTTTATTTCGGCATCGAGATCGACATCAATAGCATTAGCACGAGCGACATATTCGTGGGTCTGGCGGCAGAGGACACCACCCTCTTGGGTGGTGTTGCCGACGGTGTCTACCTGGAGTCGCTGGATGGCGCTGCAACGTCCTTCGGAGTGACCGAGAAGGACAGCACCGAGACGACCACATCCTCCAGCATAGCGACGCTGAGCGACGACACGTTCCACTTCTTGGAATTCTACTTCGACGGAAGTTCCGTTTATTTCTACGTCGATGGGACGGAAGGCGGGACGATCCACACGACCAATATCCCGGACGATGTCGTGCTAACGCCGAGTATCCAGTTCTTGGCGGGCTCTGCGGTTGCCAGCACCTGCGACATAAGGCAGTGGCGGGTGATCCAGGTAGCGAGGACGTAGGTGAGTAGGCAAGCGAAGGTTCTGGGGGATAAAGGCGCAACTTTCAAATACCCCGGAACGGAAGTGTTCGCGCCTAACCAACACAACATTCTGCGGCCCGTGGCCGAGAACAGGATTACATCGCGCAGGACGGACTCCGTCCGAATCTCCGCGACTCGCATGGCAGGGGGCCAGAGAGGCGTAGTCATAGAGTTTCCGAAGGTCGGTTGGGCCTACATGATCACGACTGTGTCGGAATTAGAACGGTTCCAGGCCAGCTTCGACGCCATGCTCGATCAGCTACGCCGCCCTGGATTGGAGGAGCTATGACCAACCGAAAAGGCCCGAAGATTAGCCGTGATCCGAAGAACCCGCGCACCGTCATCCTCGACCGCTGGCCGACCAAAGACGAGAAGCCTCAATTCGCCCAGGACGTGAAGAAGGCGCGGAAGGGTCGCGCCCCGAGGACTGCGAATGCCGCTAAGACTGCTATTTAGGTGGCGCGTCCTTGCTGCCGTCGGCGACCTGCTGACAAAGGCCGGTACCGCCCTCTCAGATAACGACCTCTCAGCAGCCGATAGAGCCATCCTGATGAAGAGTTTCTGGAATCTGAGCAGGGTCGCACGGAGAGTCAAATAGTGTCCTGGTATCAGCTACGAGACATTAGAGACGACAACCGCCGGGAGGCTGAACGGCAGGTGCCGACCCCTCCGAGCGTATGCCCGATTGATGGAGAGCTTCTCGACGTGCGCGGTGGGGTGCGTAACTGCCCTCTCGGCAACTACCGCTGGGGCTAGACAATCGAATAACCGCCGAACACCTAACCTGGAAAGCAGGGTGAGGACTATTGGCGAACTGGTACTGCACTCGCGAGCAAGTCAAGCTCGCGGGCAGCATTTTTGGTTCTACACATAACGGTCGACTCGATCGCCTGATAGAAGCCACCTCTCGTCGTATCGACCGAGAGACCCGCCGTTATTTCCTGCCCCGAACCGAGACCCGCGTCTACCGATGGCCCCCACGTCAGCCGAGTAGCGGCCTAATCCTCTGGCTCGATCAAGACCTCATTGCCGTCACGACCCTTCAGACACAGGCCCAGAACACGTCTCCCACTACGATCTCATCCAGTGATTTCTTCTTGGAGCCCGCGAACACAGGCCCGCCGTACAACCGTATCGAGATTGATCGGTCATCCACGGCAGTTTTCCAGGCGGGCGATACTCCCCAACGATCCATCAGCGTCCTTGGGCGATGGGGATTTAGCGAGGATACCCGTGGAGCCGGTACTGTCGCCAGTGGGCTCGACTCCGGTACTACGGCGACGACTATGGTCTGCTCCGATGGCGGCCTGATCGATGTCGGCGATACCCTGCTAATCGAGTCCGAGCAGCTATTCGTGTCTGGCCGGTCTAATGCGGCCCTCGGATCAGTTCTAATCAACGGCGCACTGACGGCCTCAATGGCTGAGGATGTCGTGGCCGACGGCTCCCACGGGCTCCTTGCCGGCGAGACCATCCAGGTCGGCAGCGAGCAGATGTTCATCGAATCGGTATCGACCAACGATCTGGCAGTGGTGCGGGCCTATAACGGTTCCGTCCTCGCCAGCCACAACAACGATACAGCCATCCACACCTTGAGAACGCTTACCGTGGAGCGAGGCGTCAATGGAACTACCGCTGCCACCCACGCGGACGCGACAGCGGTCAGCGTGATCGAGCCACCTTTCGATATTTCTACTGCCTGCATCGCGGACACCCTGGCAGCGTATGCCCAGGAGACGGCTAGCTGGGGCCGCACTGTAGGAACTGGGGAAGGGGCAGGCGAGTTTACAGCCAGAGACCTAGCAGGTCGACGCGGTGAAGTATTGATGAACTATCGCCGACTTCGGACGGCGGTGATCTAGCCATCGTGGCCTTACCTACCGCACAAGCTATAAAACCCGCCTAGCGGCCCGCTAGACGGCCTAATAGGAGAGCTATAGGTGGCTACCGGCGCAAAGATAAAGATGAAGGGGCCGCTCTTCCGGCAGGCTCCCGAGCAGATTCAGAAGCTAGGAGGCCGGATCATCGAGGACATGGTCGGCAAGGGCGAGGCTCGTCTTGCTCTCATGCTGAGACCAAGACCCGGTGGCGTATACCTCTCAGCCGCACAAGCTGGCTCTCGGGCCTCCACCGGCAACTACCGGCGCAACCTGACTACGGCGGTCTCCGGGCTGCAAGGCACCATCACCGACGGCGGCGTCATATATGGCCCCTGGCTGGAGGGGCTCGGATCGCGCAACGCGACAACGCGATTTAAGGGTTACGCCTCTTTCCGGCGAGTGGGGCAGTGGATGGAGAATCAGAAACGCCGGATCATCCAGTTTCACGTTGACCGGCTCGTTCGCAATCTCAACGGTAAGTGAATGGCGTTCTCGATCAAGGCGACACTCCAGGCAATCCATAGCCACCTAGTGGCCTCTGGATACGCGACAGCCAGCGTCGGAGAGCCTAAATCACCGCCTGGAGGAGTCCATGCGGCGGTATACATGACCAGCGTTAGCGTTTTGCGAGCGATGCTGGACGGCGCGACCGAGGAACTGCACGTCGCAACCATCCGGCTCTACCGGCCCATGCTGGAAGAGCCGCTGGAAAATATGGAGTATCTCATGGCCGAGGCAACGA